GCATAGAGGAGTAATACTATGGCTACTTCTGCGACTCCTAATGGTGCGGAACCTGTTGGTACTTGCAGTGCAAGCGGATCCTTTACGGGAAAAGTGCAGCACATCAAGATTGCCAGCGCGTATGGCACCGCTATTTTCTATGGAGATTTCGTTAAGCTGGTTACAGCCGGTACTATCGAGAAGGACACCGGAACCACTTCGCTTACCTCCATAGGTATTTTCATGGGCTGCAAATATACCGACCCGAGCACATCTCAGATGACATTTAATCAGACTTGGCCTGCCTCTACGGCAGCGTCCGATGCGATGGCCTATGTTCTGATGGATCCTGATGTTCTGTTCCAGATGCAGGGTGATGAGGCGATTGCTCAGACCGCTTTAGGCGCTAATTTTGCTGTTATTCAGACAGCAGGATCAACGACTATTGGTCGAAGCAAGAACGCTGTTGATGGCTCAACGGTTGCAACCACCAATACGCTACCAGTTAGGCTTGTTGACTTTGTTGATGGGCCAAGCAGCTCGGTTGGCGACACTTACACTGATGTGATCATGCGTTTCAACGCGGGGCATCAGTTAACCAACACTACAGGCATCTAAGGAGGAACTAGCATGGCTATTTCTAGAGCACAAATGCTGAAAGAACTCCTGCCGGGGCTGAATGCCCTTTTCGGCCTGGAGTATGAGAAGTACGATGATGAGCACGAGGTCATTTATGAGAGCGAGTCATCAGAGCGTTCTTTTGAGGAAGAGGTGAAGCTGAGTGGATTTGGTTCCGCTCCAGTTAAAGACGAGGGTGCTGGTATCACATACGATTCAGCGCAGGAAGCTTTCACTGCTCGCTATAACCACGAAACGATTGCAATGGGATTTGCGATTACAGAAGAAGCTATGGAGGATAACCTCTATGACTCTCTTTCTGCTCGCTATACCAAGGCACTAGCTCGTGCAATGGCGTATACAAAGCAAGTGAAGGCCGTCAACCCCCTTAACAACGGTTTCACCAATTCTTTTCAATCAGGTGACGGGGTCAACCTATTCACCGCGTCCGGTGACGGCGTAACCGGAGGTGATGGGCACCCGAGAGTGGATGGTGGCAAGAATGACAATCGTCCTTCGACAGCAGCAGATTTGAACGAAACGTCGCTGGAAGCGGCAATCGTTACAATCGCCGCTCTCACAGATGAGCGCGGCCTATTGATCGCGGCTCGTCCAAAAGGACTGATTGTTCCGCCTGCCGGGATGTTTACTGCTAAGAGGCTCCTTGATTCTGAGCAAAGAGTTGCAACAGCAGATAACGACATCAACGCTGTGCGTAGCATGGGTATTGTTCCAGAAGGATTCTCGGTCAATCATTATTTGACTGACTCTGACTCTTTCTATATCACTACCGATATTCCGAATAGCTTCAAGCTTTTCGAGCGCACACCGCTAGAAACCTCTATGGACGGTGATTTCGATACGGGTAACGTGCGCTACAAGGCGCGTGAGCGTTATTCGTTCGGCGTTTCCGACCCATTGGGAATCTACGGATCACCAGGAGCGTAAGTAACTGGTATGGGAGAGCGGCTTGCACTTTTATCTTATGCACGGAAACTCGCAGGGATCTGTGATTAGGTAAGTCGCTCTCCTTTTTCCTGACTGTCGCATGGTGCGGCAGACACTAGCCAAGACAGGAGAAAGAAATGGCTAATACTACTTTTAACGGCCCAGTTCGGTCTGAAGGCGGATTCGAGCAAATCAGCAAGACGGCTGGAACAGGTGCTATTACCACCAATCTGGATATTGATACCAGCGGTAATATCACCACGACGGGTTATGTTTCCTCTTATGCCAACGTAAGCAGCATTACGTCTGCGACCAAGAGCGTTGAATCCACCGATTCAGGCACGGTTTACACCCTAAACCGGGCCGCAGGCATTGTAGTCACGTTGCCTACGGCTGCTGCTGGTCTGAACTATACGTTCATCGTCGGTACCACGTTCACGGGTGCGGGTCAGATCAATACGGACAATGCCAGCGATCTGTTTTCTGGCTTTGCACACATTTTTGATCCAGCCACGGCAACGGATATGAACACCTTCATTCCTGATGCGAGTGATGATGACACCATTGATTTGGGGACAGCAGGGCAGGGTTGGCTTGTAGGCGGAATTATTCGTCTAGTAGCAACCAGTGCAGCGGTTTGGCATTGCGAGGCTTTCTTGCATGGTGACGGCACATTGGCGACACCTTTCGAGTAACAGTAATTGATGGGGTGGGGGCTATGCCCCCTCTTCATCTGGAGATACGAGTATGGCTTTTGAAACACCTCAACAAAGGCGTGCGAGATTGCAAGCTCAACGTCAGAAGCAAGCTCAGGATTGGCAAAGAATAAAAGGGTGGTGGGGCAGGCTACCACGGGCAGGTAGCACAGTTGCTGACGATATAAATGGTATGCCCGCTCTTCAGCGCAGTCAGGCAGAACAAGATGCCAAGATAGCGAGAAGCAGAGCAGCGAGAGCAGCGAAAGATGCAGAGCGAAGAAGGCGTAGAGAGGCGGCAGAGTCTGCAATGGGCGACAGCGTTGCTGATGATATTGCTGCTTCTGGGGTTAACGCGCCGGGTTATGCTGGAACCTTAGATACTAGCCATGGGTGGAGGGGCTTTAAGCAGACAGAAGCTGGGAAATTTCCTGTCTATCCAAAGGCATCTCCGTCAGCCCAATCATTCAGGGGGGCTTTTGCCGATGCCAGAAAGGCAGGGAAGAAAACCTTTACATGGCAGGGAAGGAAATACACGACTGATGTAGCGTAAGGAGTAGGAAATGGCTGATGCAGTAACAAGTCAAACAATTCAGGACGGCGCTCGCCATGTCGTGATGAGCTTCACGAATGTCAGTGATGGAACGGGTGAGTCTGCGGTTAAGAAGGTCGATGTTTCTGCTTTGACATCAGATCCCATGACAGGATCTTCGTGTAGCGGCGTATCTATTGATTCGGTGTGGTTTTCGACATTGGGTATGAGTGTCAAGCTGTTATGGGATGCGGATACAGATGTGTTGGCATTGCATTTGCCTGCTGATTATTCTGATACGCTCGATATGAGTGAGTTTACGGGGCTGAAGAACAATGCAGGCACAGGTGTCACAGGTGACATCATGTTCACGACTGTAGGTCATAGTTCGGGAGATGCTTATACGGTTATCCTGAAAATGGTTAAAAACTATTAACAGGGGGTTCTTATGAGCAATCTTGAAGTCATTCAGAACGGGGTTTCTCTGCATCCTGACACTATGGGTGAGCCTGTTTACCAGATAGGCGCTAAGGGTGACGATGGCGAATATCATATTGTTGTTTCTGCTGGAATGACAAAACAAGAGGCTGATTCCAAGCTGAAGGAAATGCAGCCAGCGAAGGATAAGCCGAAAGAGAAGGTGGCCCCAAAGAAGAAGGCTGTAAAAAAGGATGCGCCAAAAAAGACGGCAAAGAAAAAGGCAGCGAAAAAGAAGAAAAGAAAGGGATAAAGACGGTTAACCGCTAGGAGAGGCGCATAGATGGCAACAAGCGGCACATATACGTTCAACCTTGATTTGAGCGATATCCTTGAAGAAGCCTATGAACGCGCAGGGCTTGAATTGCGTAGCGGTTACGATTATCGAACCGCAAGGCGAAGTCTCGATCTGATGTTCCTTGAGTGGCAGAACCGTGGATTGAACCTGTGGACAGTTCAGGAAGACAGCCAGACTCTGACTGCTGGAACTGGCCGTTATGCGTTATCCGGCGACCAGTTAGATGTTATTGAGGCGTCATTGAGAACCGATGACGGGGATGCGGATAAGCAAACCGATCTGACCATGAGCCGAATTTCCATCAGTCAGTATGCACATCTGACCAATAAATTGACCCAAGGCCGTCCGATTCAGTATTGGATTGAGAAGGATCCTGGTTCGATCGCGCTCAATGTATGGCCTGTTCCAGATGATGCTAAGACCTACAAGATAAACTATTACTATATTCAACGGGTGGAGGATACGGGTAGCCCAGCCTCTAATAATGTGGATATTCCGGCTAGGTTTATGCCGTGTATGGCGGCTGGATTGGCTTACCATATCAGCGTTAAGCGGCCCGAAGCATCAGATCGTGCGCCCCTTCTAAAACAGGTATATGACGAGCAATGGGATTTGGCGGCAGATGCAGATAGAGATAAATCATCCTTTTATATGGTTCCCGGAGGGTATAGC